CAGTTACACTTGTTGGTGTGCCTGATATATCATAATGAAATCTATTAGATGTGCCGTTAACAGATGATCCAGCATTTTGAAAACCACTTGATCCAAAAACTTTTAATGTATTTGCAGCTGTATCAAAAACTAAATCACCAATATCATTATTAGAACTTGGTACTCCTGATTGTACTCTATATCTTTCAGCAAAACTATTAACACCTGATATATTAGAAGCAACCGTGTTTACGTTTGTAACAGCACCAGCAACAGTATTTATGTTTGATATGCCACCAGCTACAGTATTTATATTTGTTGCATTACTTACAGCTGCATTAATGTTTGTAGAATTACCAGCTACTGAAGTAACATTACTACTTATACCAGCAACAGTTGTTACATTTGATGAAATACCAGCAACAGTATCTATGTTTGTTATATTTGAATTTGCTGTATTTATATTGCTTATTGATCCAGCAACAGTGTTTACGTTACTTATAGAACCAGCTACAGTGTTTACATTTGTTTGATTTGTTGATGTTAATGTAAGTTGCCGCCATTGATTATTAGTTAAATCGTAAACTTTCATTATGTCGTTTGTTGTATCGAAATACAAAGCGCCATCTAGCAATGTGTTGCCATCATTATCAACAGTTGGATTACTTGACTTTGCGCCTAAAAATCTATCGTCAAATGTGTCCAGGGCAGTTTCTGCTGCTGCTTGGGCGTTAGCCGCTGCGGTTGCAGAACTAGCTGCATTTGTTGCTTGTGTTGATGCGGTGCTTGCGCTAGTGCTTGCATTTGATGCCTGGGTAGATGCAGTGCTTGCGCTACTTGCAGCTGCGGTTGCGCTGCTAGCAGCTGCCGTTGCAGAACTGGCAGCATTTGTTGCGCTTGTTGTAGCACTTGCTGCATCAACAATAAGTGAATATTTCGCACTGTTAGCGTTGGTTGTTAATGGCTGGGATCCGCTAGATGTATGTGCGCTTGTAACAATAAATATATTATTAGTGCTGGTATCTTTTACAATATCTCTTATTACATATGCAGTGCTTGCCGCCCAATCACCTTTGAATGTTCCAAGTTCTTGTGTAACAGATATCTCACCGCTGCTATCAAAAGCAAGAACTTTACTAGCTCTATCTGTAGCACCAACAGTAAATTCAGTTGAGGTCATTGTGTTGGTACGAGATAATTTTATTGATCTATCAAGTTCTTCTTGAAGCTCCTGGCTTATAAGTGTCAATCTATCCAGGGCATTTTCATGGCTTTCAGCTGGAAAAGGATCATTAGCTACATAATCAGTTGATTGTGTAATATCTAAACCACGCCTTAAAATTACAGTTTCGCCATTTTGCGGTCTTTTATCTGAGCTTGAAAAATGCGCATCACTGCTTGTGCCAGTATTAAATTTGAATAAAACATTACCGCCACTATCACTTCCAGCGTTTGTTACAATGTAATCAGTGTTTAAAGTTTTAACTGTTTCAGTGCCGGTAGAGCTTCTAACAATAACATCTAAATCGGCATCCGCAAAAATTTTGAATCCATAAGCAAAACTATGAGCAGTGCCATTACCGCTATGTGAATTTTTTATTGTTGTTGTTGATACTGTCATCTTGATTCCTCAAAAAGGTTAGATAAATCTACTGATCTATCTGGCGCTGCACTTCCAGGCCGCCACCAGTAAGATTGGTTGTATTCTTTTGCATATCTTCTTTCTATGTTTCTAAATTTTCTAGCAGCTTTTGGATCTGCCATTTGTTCTAATTGATTCAATATACCTCTTTCTAAAGCTAACCTTGAATACCAAAGGGAGCTGCCTGGAGTATATCTACCAGCAAACCTCACCATATCACTTGCAAAGTTTGTATCTTCACCCTCTATGGCTTGTTGAACATTACCCATTGTTAATTTTAAAACATCTTCAGCCAGGCCCACTACTGGGCCAGCTATTGTTTGTGCCAGGCCGCCACCGAATCTATTATGATCGGACATTAAAAAATCACCAAAAATACCAAGGCCACCACTTTGCATAAATGCAGCTCCCCAAAACTCAGCGCTTGTCATTGGTCTAGGATCACGACCTTTTGACATTTCTTTGAGCTGCAAGGCTAGCGCACCCATAATTGTTCCAGTAATTAAAAAATCAGCCAGGTATGTGCCTTTTCTAGCAGCGCCTTTTTGTGTTACTCCTCTTACTAAATGTGTATTTACTAGCGTTGTTCCAAAGTTTTTATACATTGCAAAAGACCTGGAAAGCTCACCAGCTATTGTTCCAGGATTTGTGTTACCTATCAAAGCAACCTTACCTCGCAAGCTTGATGATGGTACTGCAAAGTTTGTTTCAGTATTTATCATCTCTAATACTCTTAGAGATAAATCCCTGGCAGTATTACTATCTATATCTGTTCTTGCTGCTATGTTCTCGTGGCTTAAAAATTTTGCGCCGTCATATTCATACAAATCTGTAGATCTAATAATATCCCACTTATCGGATCCTATGCCATATCTTTGTAAGCTTGCTCTTATAGGCTCGTCTAATTGGTCAAATGTTTTTGGTATTTGATCTCCTAGATAACCCAGGAACTCCATTCCAAACGCCCATCTACCAGCTTGTGTAAGCGGAGATAAAAAGCTTGCCCTCATAACAAAATCGGATATACGCCTGGTTATCTCTGGACCAGATACATCACCGACATACCTCATTTGTGCAGCTGCTACAGTTGTCCACCCCTCAGCTATCAAACCTAGCCTTACTGCCAGCTTACCTTTTTCTTCAGCTTTGAGAGGATTTAATAATTTCAAAACATCAGTTACAGTGCTTACTTGCGGTAATCCAACAAAACCCCTGGTAATTCTTTGAAAGTTAAAATCAGTTATTGCTGATATTGATGCAGCACCAAGTTGTGCTGAAGTAAGTATAGATCTTATACCAGCAAAAGTATTTCCAAAAAACCCGTCAATAGGCTGATTAACTCTACCAGACCAGCCGTTATATAATGTATCTATATAGTTTGCAGCTTTGTTAGCTTTGTTGATAGCCTTTGGATCTCCAGGCTCTACATTTTGTTTTATTTTAGTTTTTATAAAATCTAAAGTTGCCAGAGGATTCGGACCTAATATATCCATCTGAGCTATTTCTTTTGACATAGATGTAATGTGGCCCATCATTACATCAAAAGCATTAGTGTTACCAAATTTTTCTTGATATTCTAACCAGGCATCCGCATCCTTAAAAACTAAAAATCTATGATCTGTTCTGCTATTAGCCAAAGATTTTCTATTGCTTGCCATTGCGCCAGGTTTGACTTTATTTAAGCCACC